CGGCGAAGTTGATCATCCAGAAGGACTTAACATTAATTTAGACCGCGTAAGCCATATGATTACAGAAATGTGGATGGATGGACCAAACGGTTACGGCAAATTAAAAATATTACCAACTCCTATGGGAATACTAGTTAAAACAATGCTTGAAAGCGGAGTTAAACTTGGTGTATCCTCTAGGGGCTCTGGTAACGTATCAGAAAGCGGAAATGGCGAAGTTTCCGAATTTGAAATAATCACTGTGGACGTTGTGGCTCAGCCTAGCGCCCCTGGTGCATATCCTACACCAATTTATGAAACATTAATGAATGCACGTGGGGGAATGAAGGCTTATGAATTAGCACAGGCAACAAAACACGATACTAAGGCACAAAAATACTTAAAAGAATCTCTGATCAATTTGATCAGTAGACTCCAATAAAAGGAGGAATAAACATGTTGGATGCACTAAAAACACTTTTTGAAAACGACGTTGTTTCAGACGAAGTGCGCCGAGAACTTGAAGAAGCATGGGATAGTAAGATTAAAGAAAATAAACTTGCTGCTACTGCTGAACTCCGTGAAGAATTTGCTCAGAAATATGAACACGATAAGTCAACTATGGTTGAAGCTATTGATAGTTTAGTTACTGAGAGATTATCAGAAGAAATGAGAGAGTTTACAGAAGACCGTAGACAACTTTCAGAAGCTAAAGCAAGGTATGCAGTAGCAATGCGTAAAAACGCAACGGTACTAAAAGGCTTTGTAATGGAATCACTTAAAAAAGAAGTGACTGAACTACACGAAGAACAAAAGGCAATGGCTAACAACTTTTCAAAACTTGAAGAGTTTGTAGTCGACGCACTAGCCAACGAAATATCTGAGTTCTACGAAGATAAAAAAGACTTAGCTGAAACTAAAGTAAAACTTATTAAGAACGCTAAGACGCACTTGAATACTGTTAAAGAAAACTTTATTCAAAGAAGTGCAAAAGCAGTATCTAATACCGTTGATAAAGCACTGAGAGGTGAAATTACACAACTTAAAGAAGATATTGACACTGCACGTAAAAATGATTTTGGACGTAAATTGTTTGAAGCATTTGCAAATGAGTATCAAGGAAGTTATTTAAATGAGAAATCAGAAACTTCTAAGCTATTAAAAGTTGTCAATGTTAAAGACAAGCAGTTAGCTGAAGCAAAAGCATTTGCTGTTAAAGCAAAGAAAGTTGTTGAAGCACAAGAAGTTGAAAAGAAACAACTTGTTGAATCTGCAAAGCGTAAAGAAATTATGCATAGCTTGGTTGCACCATTAAGCAATCCACAGCAAGCAATTATGAAAGACTTACTGGAATCAGTTCAAACTACTAGACTACAATCACAGTTTGAAAAGTATCTACCAACCGTTATTGACGGTGATGCACCAGAGAAAGCTAAAAAGGCTAAACTAACAGAAGGCAAAGTAATTACAGGCAATAGAGAAACAGTTCAAACACCAAACTCAGTGGACGATTCAAATGTTATTGATATCAAACGTCTAGCTGGAATTAAATAAGGAGATAATTATGTCAGAACTACTAGAAAGTCGCTGGCAGGAAACCAAAAGTGCATTACTTGAAGGCCTTAACGGCACAAAGAAAAGCGTTATGGCAAGTACACTCGAGAATACTCGCAAGTACTTGGCAGAAACAGCAGGCACTGGTGCAACTTCCGCCGGTAATATCGCAACACTTAACCGTGTTATTCTTCCAGTCATCAGACGTGTGATGCCAACCGTTATAGCTAACGAATTGGTAGGCGTACAACCTATGACAGGTCCCGTGGGTCAGATCCACACACTTCGCGTTCGTTATTCAGAAACAACTAACGATGCATCTGCAGGTAACACAGATACAACTGCAGGCGAAGAGGCACTTAGCCCGTTCAAAATTGCTGAAGCATATTCAGGTGATTTAGCAACTGCTAAAGCAGCTAACACTGCAGCCAAAGAAGGAACTGCTGGACGAAAAATGTCCATTCAGATCATGAAGCAAACTGTTGAAGCTAAGTCACGTAAGCTATCCGCTCGCTGGACTTTTGAAGCAGCACAAGACGCACAATCAATGCACGGTATTGATGTTGAAGCAGAAATTATGGCTGCTTTGGCTCAAGAAATTACCGCTGAAATTGATCAAGAAGTATTGCAAAGCCTAGTTACACTTAGTGGAACAGCTGCACAAACTTATGATCAAGCAGCAGTATCCGGTACAGCTACTTTTGTTGGTGACGAACATGCAGCTCTTGCAGTTCAAATTAACAGAGTATCAAACTTGATTGCTCAGCGTACACGTAGAGGCGCAGGTAACTGGGCTGTTGTTAGTCCTTTTGCACTAACAATTCTACAGAGTGCTACAACTTCAGCATTTGCACGTACTACTGAAGGTACTTTTGAAGCACCAACTAACACTAAGATGGTTGGAACTTTAAACAGTGCTATGAAAGTATATGTTAACACATATGCAGCTGACAGTGCTCCGGTACTAATCGGTTACAAAGGTACTAGCGAATCAGATGCAGCAGCATTTTATTGCCCATACATTCCATTGATGAGTAGTGGTGTAGTATTAGATCCAAGTTCATTCGAGCCAGTCGTATCATTTATGACACGTTATGGTTATGTTGAGCTTTCTAATTCAGCATCGTCACTTGGTAACGCAGCAGATTACTTAGGTAATGTTGCAATTACTAGTGGTAATGTAACTTTTAGCTAATAAAG